CATGTCACATGATTTTTCCCTTGTGGATGCGGTAGTTTTTCACTTGGAAGTTGTCACCATCGCGCTCTGCCACTGCAAAGCCTTGTGACCATTTGTTTAACTTTGCGTAGTCGGGGTGCATGTCGCAAAGACATCCCACCGACCAGGTGGTGGTTATCTTGCCGTTCATGTCTGTCTCCGTGTGCTCTGATACTTGATGGGCATGGCCCTGCAGACTTGAGACCTTCGACTTGAGGAACAGCCCCCGTGCAACATTGACAGACTGGAAGATGCCGCTGGCGTATTCATGCCCGTGGATGATGTTGAGCGAGCCGAACTGAATGATGCGCTTGTCCTTGATGACTTCTACACCGGGCATGCGCTGCTTTATCACTTCCTCAAGGTTGAACTCGTCGACATCTGCAATCTCCGCGGCTTTGGACCACAGGAAGTGGTCGTAGCGCTCTTCGTGGTTGCCAAACTTATAGTAAATTTTAACGGGATAAATTACTTTCAACACTGAGTAAAATTGTGCAAGGGCCTGCAGCTCGCCGCTTATGCTGCGTTTCTTTGGGTCGCGTATGTAACGCGACAGGCCGTAGAAGTCCAGCAGGTCGCCGTTCAGTAGCACACCGTCAATGTCACCGGATTTGACCGCATCGAAGATGGCCGTGATGGCTGCGTTGTCTTGATACGGCAAATGAACGTCCGACAAGATGAGCAGACGTGTGCACTGAAGTTCGTATGGCACAAAGTCGCGTGCGTCACTCTCCGGCAACTTATACGGGTTCATCGGTCTGTCCGGCACGACCTTGGTGTATGACTCGCGCTTTTGGTTGCCCCCTCTATGCTTGCCCTCGATCGCACGCAGTGTTTTACGCGCATCTTCGGCCGAACTAAACAGTAACGGGTTCTCCTTGTAAACCAACCGAGCAAGCTTCGAGGTCGGCATCTCCCAGCCGTGCTGCTCTCTAGCCTCGCGTGCGACCTTTGTCTTGATCATACCAGATAAATAAATCCGGTCAAGTTGAGCCCCGAACCATTCGTCCACAACACCGTGCGGTTCTTTCGCAGCACATGCGTGCCCTCGCGGCCACCGGCTGCATTGGTGTTGCCTTCGATGCATGTGAACACCCGCACACCGGTAGCACCATAACTGATGACCGTCTCGACGATGCCGATGTGGCCCTTGTAGGTATTTCCCATGCGCCAGACGGCGAGGGCTCCGGGCTTTGGGACCTTGCCTACCTTGAACAGTTTGGACTGCGAAAAATTCGCGTATGTGGCCTGACAGTTCGGGCTGAAGAGCCGGTCGAGCGCATCCCATGTCGGACCGGGGCCGGCGGCTTCCTTTGCCACAAGTTCGGCAAAGTAGCAGCACCACGCATCGGTAGGCTTCCATCCCACGGCCTTCATCTTGGCCTCAAAAGATGGGTCCATCCACCCCTTGTTGCCCGCCTTCTCTTGTTGATTCAGGTAGCTTTGCGCCACCTTCACAATTTGCGATGATGTCATTTATCTCGGTTTCGGTTCGCACGATGAACGATGGGATGCCGGCCTTCGTCAACTCTGTGATGCGATGGGCCTGCAAGGGGCTGACGCGCCCATTGATGGCCTTCACCTCGACGTACAGGGTTTTCCCTTCCTTGTGCGCCACAAGGTCGGGAATGCCGTTCCTGTTCGTCTGAATGAGCTTCACCACGAACCACCCGTCATCAGTCATGCGCTTGATGATTTTGGCCTGTATCTCGGCTTCCGTGAGTGGCTTGGTAGTAGTCTTCGGCATTGGTGTATGGCCCATCCTTGGTCCACATTTTACTGCCCGCAAGATACGCCGCCATCACGTCATCTTTGTGAACCTTCAGCAGTTGCAAGGCCCTGAGCCTTACGCTTGCAAACTCTGGCGGAAGGCTATCGATAAATTGCCGGATGTCGTTGTGCATCAATCATGGTTTTTCCACCTGGTTCCTATATTCAAGGTCTATGAGCAGGTCGATGTAGTGCTTTGCCTTGTGCAGGTCTTCGACGCCCCCTTTCATCCGGTGACGGCATAGGTATTTGATGGCGCACCCTTCAAGGTACGGGATGTCATTGGCATGGATAAACTCGGCAGGCTGGATGCGATAGTTCTTGTAATGCGTGCCGCCTTCCTGCTGCTTCCACGGATCAACGTATATCACCTTTTCCATCTTCATTTGCAGTGTATCCACTGCTCTTTTCAAGGCTTTCATCATATAGTGTGTGTTAGTGTTAAAAAAACCTATGGTTAAAATAACTGCAATTGCGATTTTTTTGTAACAGCTGATTTTACATTAGTCTTTGCCAAGTCATAGTAACTTTCCTTGAGCTCAAATCCAATGCCTTTCCTATTCATCTTTACGGCCTGATAAACTTCGCTACCGATGCCCATAAATGGCGTAAATACATTATCTCCCTCATTGCTGTAAAGATGTATCAATCTCTCGATGGTATCAAGTTGAAGTGGACATATATGCTTCTCATCATGTTCGCTTCGTCCATTCCGATACCCTTGCAATGTATTTCCGTAGTCAATGTCCATCCATACAGGAGACGCGTACTTCTGCCATAAATCTACCGGGATATTTGTATTTGTTACAGGACTCGTGCGTTCCCCATCTTTACGAAATATCATTACATAATCTGGTATACCGACCCTGCTCATCGTGCTGTCTTTTTTTACTTGTTTATGCAAAAGACCAAGTGCCTTAGTGCGCTGCATCTCTACAACAGGGTCCTTCCATATGGTGACTCTACTTGCATAAATAAATCCAGCGTCTTCAAATGCACGAAGTATCATGCCGCTAAAGTCACGAAGACCAATAAATCCCTCTTTACCCTTTTGTATTGGCAAGTCCATGCAATGAACACACACATTTCTACCTTGCATCATTATTCTGTGCAGCTCTTTTATTAAAAATGAAAATTGAGTAAGGAACTCATTATAGTCTTTAGAATTACCCATATCTTCTACATGGCTCGAATATGTGTATAGTTCGGCAAATGGAGGGCTAAAAATACTCAAGCCTATGCTTTCATCTGCGATTTGTTTTATTAGATCCACGCAATCTCCGCGCTTTATTTTATACCATTCATTACTTTCTTCGGTTATATCATAGTTAGCAGTCGACATGGTTACTCCGGTTAAGTTTGCATTTACAGCCTTGCTCATTTCATCTTGCATTAATTCAAACTGCTTCTGTTTATTGTCGATGGATTGCTTTACGTTCGTCATGGTATCGGTTGTTATGAGATGTATGTTTACTTCATTTTTCTGTCCGAATCTGTAACTTCTGCGAATGGACTGATAAAGACCCTCAAATGAAAAGTCAAGAGATGCAAAGATTTGATTGCGGCAGTTCTGGTAATTCATTCCGAATGCTGCAATTTTTGTCTTTGTTATCAATATCCTGAATTGATTATTTGCAAATCCGAGAAGAGTTTTTTCCTTCCAGTCATTTGTATCGCTTCCTTTTACCTCCAATGCGTCAGGTAGTAATTTTTTTAAAATTTCCCCTTCCTCATTCTGCTTAATCCATATGATAAAGTTCTCATCCTTTGTGCTTTGCACAATCTGTGCTACTTTATTAAGGCGTTCGGTTTTTGTCAGACGCAGCTCTTGATTAAAATTGGTTGCAGAAATTATGGCGTCGTTAAATAAACTTCCATTATCTCTTTTCGGTGTTTTTATCTGATGCTCAATCAAGTTCAATTTAGGAAGATCATATCCGGCCATCTCAAATCCAATGTCCGATGGCTTGTTCAACATGATTGACCAGCTACCGACGAATTGATAAAATAGTTTAGTGGCATGACCCTTTAATCTCCATTTAGCGGTTTCGCCACCATCATGCACAAAGTACATGGCGAGCATCTCATTTCTGCTCATGACATCTAAAAACTCCGCATGATTGCCAAGCTCCATCGGGTCATTAGGGCTTGGAGTTGCCGTGCATGCTAATTTATATGGTGTCTTTACAAAAAGGTCAAGTATTAATTTCTTGGTAGCCCCCTCAAAGTTTTTCAGAATAGAGCTTTCGTCGAGGACAATGCCTGAAAATATACTGCAATCGATATTCTCAATCTGCTCATAATTGGTTATTTGTATCGGCGCATCCGTTCCGTCATATCTACATATGTGAATATTAAACTTTGCGCCTTCCTTAATCGTCTGCCCAGCGACTGCGAGAGGCGCCAATATCAAGATGGGTTTATTTGTATGCCTATTAACCTGTCGCGCCCATTCAAGTTGCATCAAAGTTTTTCCGAGCCCACAATCTGCAAAAATTGCATACTTCCCAGCTCTCAATGCTCTTGATACAATGAACTTTTGAAATTCAAACATCGAGCTGTTAAATTCATGTAGATTAACGTCAAAGCCGCTAAATACATGCCTTTTCTGTTTTGTTTGCAGAAATTGTTGGTAGTTCATCTTAGTGATTTTTGTGTGTGTTAGTGTTAGAAAAAACCCCCACCATAGACATGGCAAAGGGAAAACGACTGCTTGCCTATGAACGATTTGAATTGTGTGAAAGTGGCCCCCGCGTAGACACGCAGGGGGTAAATCTATCCCTAACTAAGCCAAGACCCCCGTGCAGGGATCGAACCTGCATTCCGCGACCAATGTGCCGCGTTCCTACCTTCCGGTCATTGCCGGAACTGCCGCACTGGCAATTAGACGAACGGGGGTGCACTTCAAAAGAGTGCGTCAAAGAACTTTGCGATGCGTGGGAAGAGCTCGTCGACGAGCGGTTGGATGTATTTTTTCATGTGTTCACTTTTTAGGGTAGAAGATTTCGCGGTGGTCCTTGTGATTGCAGTCGTAGCCCATCGGGAAGACGCCGTCCTTGTGGAAGAGCACCATGTCGATCTTGCACACCTCGACCTTGACCATCCATACGAAGCCCCGCGCCGCTTCACGCAACGCGTCGAAGATGCCGGGTTTCTCACCCGCTGTGGCTTTTGCGGTGAATAACGCCGCAAAGATGATGCACATTATTTTATGTTTCATTTTGTGAGGTAAGTTTTACGAAAGTGATTAATTGTGAAATCATGTTTTTTCTTGACGCATTCATAAATGTAGTCTTCGATGCCACCCTTTGCAAATATCCAATAAACTATGGCCGGCTTGATTCTATCCTTAACCTGTATGCGCGCCCTGGCCTGCCAATAACTGACCGCCGAGAAGTCTATGTTGTACATCACAAGGCAGTCGGCAGATGACAAGTTGAGCCCTTCGCGCCCACTTTGCACTTGGCTGATGTACACCATGTCCGGCCCACCTGCGTTGAACTCGTTGGTGTCGGCTGCGATTCTGCCGGCAAAGTACATCTCCAAGATATGCTTTTCGGCGGTGAATTTGTAGAAGATGGCAATCTTTTGGCCCTGGAAATGTGCGCGAATGAACCGCGCCTTGGTATGGTCAAAAGCAGCCTGCACCACCTTGACATCGACAGGTACGTCAACGATGACCGTGCCGCTGCATATCTGATGCAGTTTGTTAAGCAACTTGACCTCGGTGTCGGCCATGATGGTGCCGTGGGATGTTTCCAGCACCCTGTCGCGCTTTAGCCGTTTGATTGATGTGTAGGTCTTCTCTTCC